GAATATATAGTTGCATATCCGCCCATCCCAGACTCAGCAAATTGTCTAACCATTTGCGCGGTAATAGCGCCTGTCGTATTATCAGCAAAGCTAGTGCCAGTTAAAACTGCCCTAGTTTTTCTTAATGCTGTTGGTGTTCCCATTATTTATACTCCACATTAAATGCAGCGCCAAATGCGCTGTCCTTGTTTAAAAAAAATAGTATTTCCCCATCCTGAAGCGTTCCCGTTCTTATCACAAAATACACATACCCTTCTGCGTTTCCATCTCTACCTGAAGCGCGAAATTCCGCCGTACTAAAAGCGGTAGAGAATGCAGTTAATGGAAAAAATGAACCGGAAGATGAATCACCAGTTATATCCTCGACACTAACACTTAATACAGAACCTATTGCTCCGCTAGTTTCCCCTTTTACTAAGTCTCCCACTGAAGGAATTTGCATATCAAATGCAGTGCTAAAGGCCATATCAAATACAGAATCTCTAGCATATCCAGTAGTAAAGGGGACTCTGTAAAAAGATATCTCAGAAGGCAGCGTTTGCCCATCAAACCTCTCGTAACCATCTAACCTTCTATATCTGCCTCTGATGTCTATCTCAAAATTATCAGCAGATACTAATTCTCCCGGCTCCAAAGAAAGAGAAGGATCAACCATATTAACTCCCCCTTCAAAAGGAAAGTATGTAGATTGNAATCTACTTGGTCGAATATCCCTATTTCTTAATTTGCTCATTCCGGGCGCACCACGAAATTAAACATATCCTGCGCAGAAGAGAACCTTCTATTCTTTTGTCTTGGGAGCTGATCCGCTTCTAGTTTATCTAACAAATCTTCAAACTCTGACAAAGAGCCAACCATTATTTCAGGAGCATCCTCATTCTCAGCATAATACAACTTCGCTCTAGCGATAATAATCTTATGGAATCTAGGCGGAATCGCAGAAATATCAGCGTCTGCAGCCAAGACAGTAGGGGTTGCCCAATATTCAGCAGAAACAACTGTTGCTGCATTAGGAGTTGGGTATAAATCAAGATTATTATCAGGTTTTATAGAAAAAATCTCTGGAATATCAGAGTCTATTGTTCCGTATTTATAATTTTCCCTATATGCATTCCATTCTTCATATTCTAAAATTTGATAACTATCCGAAGTTTTATCCCAAACAATAGAATCTAACTTCCAGTTACCCAAGTCAGTAGGNAACCCAGAATTAGAACTTGTTAATGTAGAAGTTCCACTGATTGCAGTTATATCAGCTTCTGACCATAAAAATCCCCAATCAAACCACCTAGACTGAATATCTTGATCAGCATCTCTTATGTATCTAACTACTGAGTTCTCCTCCTCAGACAAGGAGGTGGATGTTACAGAAGACGGGCCTGTCCCGGGAATTCCTACGTCCCTAGCCATATCTTGGCATAAGACTAAATATGTACTCATTTAAGATTTTCCAAGATAGCATTCGCTACCTTCTCTGGTTTAATATGTACAGCGCACATAGCTCCTCCGGTTTCTTCGTCTCTATTACACGTATCAAATCCATAATGCATTTTATGACAAGGAAAGCAAAAATTTTCATACAATTCCGGTTCCAATGTCGTCGTATTTTTCCAATGTTTGGAAAGATTTTCTTTAGAAGAATGAGAAAGCATCACAACCTTATGACAATCTAAAGTTGAAGCCGCATTCAATACCCCAGTCTCAGGGCCAACAACAACATCACATTCATCTAGAAATGCGAGTGTTCTTCTAATAGACCATTTGCCGGATTTGGTTATAACTCTTCGCTCATCTTCCCAGCCAGCCTCAAGAAGCTGACAAAGTTCATCACCAATCGTAACAAAGGTAACATCCTCTCTTTTCATAAGAACTTGAGCAATAGTCAAATCTGTCCACGGATATCCCTTGTGAACCGATGAACCCGCTAAAGCCCAAAGAACAACCTTCTTTGTTTTGATCTTTTTTCTAGTTGTCTTCGCCCATTGTTTTTCTTTCTTAGACGGATAAAACTTAGGGGAAAACTTATGCGCAAGCTTTAAAGACTTGGAAAAAGATTCGCCAATAACAAATCCTATTCCCGCAAGATCATGAGTCCTTTCCATGTAATTAACATTACATTCTTTATGCAATTCTTCCTTGCTTAACGAATATCTCGGATCAGCAGGAATTAGTTTTTGGTTGCCATCTATAATTTCAGTTCTAGCAGGAGTAACCAAAAGGGCTCCTTCTATTGATTCCGACAACTGAACGAAGTGATGGAAACATAAAGATATTCTTTCCCAATATTCCGTTAAATGATTATTGGGAACTTGGTCCGTCTTTTGCAGAAGTATTTCATCTACATGAGGGTCAGTTTTTATAATATCATATCCCCTCTCGGTTACATTAACGCAAACCTTATAACCCTTTTCTTTGAAAAGAGGGAATAGAGAAGATACTTGTATCATGTCTCCGAAACCACCGTATCTTACAATACATACAGTTTTTTCAGAGCGCCTGCCTCCAACATCCTGTGGAGTTATTTCGTCCCATTCCTTAGACGGCAGGGTAATAATTTTCAATTAAAATTCAAGGTTCCAAGAACCAACCATATCACCTTCAACGTTTACCATATTATTAGAACGCTTCTGCGATCTCATAAACTCTTTAGTCCTCTCGTCGGACATTTCCTCCATAGAGTAATATCCGCGCCCAGCTGCAGTAGAATGACCATATGCCTCTTTAGGGGAAATAGGCTTCTCCCTACCAAACACATAAGCCGTTACTTCATTAATTGATCTAGCCATTATTCCTCCAAAGGATTGGGGGGCAAAAGCCCCCCGTTCCAGTTTGTTTAACAGAAAGTAAACTTACCCTTGATGTAGACACAGTTTTCTTTACTGTTCCCATTGGCATCTGATTCGGCCCGTGAGAAACAAAGCAAGAGAAGCTAAAGTCTCTTTGCTAACGTCTTCTTTCGAGGACAAACCATTTGCTGGGATTTTACCACTTGCAGTATCTTTAGCCATAATAGACCTCCTTAATACCATTCAACAACAACATAGGTATATCCTTGCCCGGCCACACTAGTACCGTCTGTCCCCGCAACTGGGAGACACTCGATCTGAGTATCGGCAGGAATAGCCTCTGCAATAATAGCATCGGTATCATTTTGGATATTGAATGTATTCGTTATAGCAGTACCATCCGTAATATTGAGTTTACAATAAGCATCTGCATCTCCAGTCGTCCCGACCTGAAATGACGCCTCTGTACTATCACACGCGAAAGTCTCGGTAACCTCAATACCAATATCAACAATGGTTCCTTTCTTGCCCGTTGGTCCTTTAAAGGAAAAGGCAGTTGGTGTGCCTCCCAAGTCTTGAACATCGCCGGATTGGATTCGCGTAGTTATAGGATTTGAATAACTCATAATAAACCTCCTATTCTGCGCTGTCCCAGATCACAATGCGATTCTGGGCTGCTTGTGTGTGAACGATACCGAAACCACCTAAGTAGTACCATGCGATACCACGATCCCTTCCGTAGTCACCGGGGATTTTCCCTCTGACTTCTTCTGGAACCGCAACCGCTTCGGCAACAGTATCTTCTCCAAAGAATACCGCCCAGTCAGACTTACCCTGCGCCCAAGCAGACCCAGCAGTACCAATGCTGCCCTTGGCTTTAAAGGTTTGTTCAACAAAACGTACTCCATCGTACCTACCAATCTCACCATTCATGATCATACGAAAGCCCTGATCAACATATGATTTTAAGGCTTCAATATCATCTTTGAACGCGCGAAAAGTTGTCGGCCATGCTAGAGCATAATAATCATCACCAGTATAAGCTGGGATGTTACGCTCTTTCATGACATCGACAATTGACTTCACATGATTATTGCTTAGAGCAAGAGTATTTGTGATAGTGCAAACGCTATTGGTCGTCAACGAAATTTCAGTTGCGCTAGTTCCACTCGTAGGTGCAACACGCAATGCAGCTTTGTTGAATTCCGCAGATGCGAGATTGTCGAATGCCTTCTTGGCATCGGTTTTTAATACTTTCCGAATAACTTCCGCCACGGGCTGCTCAGAAAGGTCATCCAACTTACCAGTCCAAGGAACAGAGTTCCCTGCTTCGGTAATGGTCATCGTACCTTGAGCAATCGTGAAGGAGGTTTCCGGAATAGTATTGGTTTCAACGAGCGTGGAACCCTGAGTCCCAACGTCGCTGAA